ATTCCAAGAAATCCTAGCTGACGAAGATTCTCGTCTATTGAACATGGACTGGGGACAGTCAGGTGGACTACGTAATGGTTTGATGTTGGACAACTTGCATGGTTTCCGTGTATATGTTTCTAACAACCTTCCTAAGGTAGGTACAGGTTCAGCTACTGCTGGTACTGCTAACCAAAACACTAACTATGGTGTTATTGTTGCAGGTCATGATTCATCCGTTGCTACTGCACAGCAGATCAACAAGACTGAAACTTATCGTGATCCAGATAGCTTTGCTGATATTGTACGTGGTATGCATCTTTATGGTCGTAAGATCCTAAAGCCAGAAGCAATCATCACTGCAAAATACAACGTAGCCTAAGCGTTGTCACTGAGGGGGTGGGCAATCTGCCCCCTTTCTTTTATTATGTAAAGAGTAATTATCATGGCAACTTATGTCGCATTGGCAAATGAAGTTCTTAGAAGGCTCAATGAAGTGCAGATTGATGCTGGTGGTGATGGCTTTGATACAGTACGAAATGTCCAAGCTCTAGCTAAGGACGCTATCAATAGCAGTATCAGACGCATACTACAAGATGGTCAAGAGTGGCCTTTCATTAAAACTACAACAACACAAACGCTTTCACAGGGCGTAACCACATACAACTTTCCAGCAGACTATTCAAGTGCTGACTGGGGAACATTCTATATTAAAAAGTTAGCATCGGCTAACAATACTCCAAGAGTATTAAATGCTATCTCCTATGAAGAGTACACTATGACCCGTAGGGCATCAGATGATACCGCCCCTTCTACTGGCTTAGGTATTCCATCTCAGGTATTCCAAACATACGGCAGTGCTTTTGGTGTTACACCATCTCCTAATGCAACATATGAAGTAGAGTTTACCTACTGGATAGTACCTGCTTCTTTAAACCTATATACAGATGTGAGCATTATACCAGAACGCTTCAGCCACGTAGTCATAGATGGTGCTATGATGTACATGATGCAATTCCGTTCTAACACTCAGAGTGCTGCTATGCATGAGAAGACCTTTGAAGATGGTATCAAGGCAATGCGTAACGTACTAATGGACGACAAGTTAAATATGCGATCAGCCTACATTGTGAGAACTAGAACACGTACTGCTGCAGGGGCATAGCTACATGGCAGATCAATTATCAGTAAACAAAGTAATGTGCAGAGGCGGCTTAGATACGAGTCGAGATGTACTAGCACAGGGAGAACAATCTCCTGGTAGTGCCATTGCCCTTATTAACTATGAAGCTGCCACAACGGGCGGCTATAGGCGTATAAGTGGGTTCACAAATACATACGGAACTATTGCTGGAACAGGGTCTGTGCTAGGTGTTAATGTAATAAATGGAATTAACAATGGCATACTAGGCTGTCGTAAGCCTTCATCAGGTCACAACTATCTACACTATTACAATACATCTACATCTGCATGGGTAGCAGTTAGTACTTCAGGTTCGCCTACCATGACAGGAGTAAGCAAGGTTCGCTTTGCTAACATTAACTACGGATCTCAGAAGACAGTATTAACAGATGGTATCAATCCTGCTGCTACCTACGATGGTTCTACATACACACAGATAACACATAGTGCTGCACCTACAGATCCTAAGTACGCTGTAGATTATGCTAACCATTTATTTCTTGCAGGTGATCCTGCCCATCCTACTAAGTTGTTCTTTAGTGCTCCACTATTAGAGACTAACTTTGCTACTGCCAGTGGTGCTGGTGTAATCAACGTAGGATTTCCTGTAGTAGCTATTAAGCAATTCAGAGATGTACTATACATCTTTGGTACTAACACGATAAAAGCTTTAAAGGGTACAAGCACTACAGACTTTGTAGTGACAGGCATTACTCATGACTTAGGCTGCATTGCTACCGATAGTATCATTGAGATAGGTGGAGACTTGTTGTTCCTTAGTCAAGACGGAATGCGTCCTATTAGTGGAACAAGTAAAATTGGTGATGTAGAACTAGAGACTGTATCAAAGAACATTCAATCTTTGTTTACTGACATTTCATTGACTATAGACTTGAATGGTTTATCGTCTGTTGTCATTCGTCAGAAGTCACAGTTTCGTATATTCTTTGCAGCATCTGAGTCGCAAGGTATTATTGGGGGCATACGTCAGAACCCAGAAGGATTCTCATTTGAGTTCGGGCAGCTATTAGGGATGGAAGCTACCTGTGCCGCTAGTGGGTATCTGGGTCAATTTGAATTTGTAATACATGGTTCATCGGATGGTAAGGTACACAAGCAAGAAACTGGTAATTCATTTAATGGATTAGAAATATTCAGTGTGTATCAAACACCATACCTATACATGGAGAATCCAGAGCAGCGTAAAATCTTCCACAAAGTTAATACCTATCTTAGAGCAGAAGGTGATAACGAACTTATCTTATCTGTCGTATATGACTACGAGGATATTAATGTTTTGAACCCAACTAACTATACGTTAACTACTAAAGGTGCTGCAGCTTATTTTAATGAAGCTCTGTACGATAGCACTGCTATATATAGTGGTAACCCATCCCCGATACAGAGTACTAACATATCAGGTTCTGGTAAGTCTGTATCTTTTAAATACGTAACTAATAGCACTGATGCTAGTCATAGCATACAGGGCATAGTGTTAACCTATGGCACTGGAGATTTAAGATAAAATGGCTGGCTATACTAGACAATCTGTTGCAGACATAACTGCAAACGCAGTAATCAAAGCGGCACCCGTTAACGCAGAATACAATTCTATACGTGATGCTTTTATTCATGCAACGGGTCACAAGCATGATGGCACTTCTACTGAGGGTGCTTTTGTTCCTTTGATTGCAGACGTTGATGCATTAAACAAAGTAGTAATTGATACTACTAATAATCGAATTGGATTCTTCTCGCAAGTAGGATCAGGAACAGTAGAGCAACTACGCATTCAAGATGGGGCATTTGTACCTGTCAGTGATGACGACATAGACCTTGGTGCTTCTGGTGCTGAGTTCAAGAACTTATACATTGATGGTATCGGCTACATTGATACTCTCGCTGTGCATGAGAATGCAACCATTGCTGGCACCTTAGGTGTCACAGGTTTATCAACATTAGCTAGTGTAGACATTAATGGTGGTAACATTGATGCTGCACAGATTGGTGCTGCCTCTCCTAGTACAGTAGTAGGTACAACAGTAAGTGCTACTAACTTTGTAGGGCCAATTGCTGGTGCAGTTACAGGCAATGTTACAGGTAACTTGGGAGGCAATGTTACAGGTAATGTTGTTGGTAATGTTACAGGTAACATAACTGCAAGTTCTGGAGCTAGTGCATTTAACAACGTGACCATCAATGGTTCGTTAGATATGAATGCTGGTACATCTGCTACGATAACAGGTCTATCTAATCCTGTACAAGGTTCGGATGCTGCTACCAAGACATACGTAGATTCAAAAGTTGCTGCAGTCATACAGTCTGCTCCTGCGGCTTTGGATACTTTAAATGAGTTAGCTGCCGCTTTAGGTGATGATGCTAACTATGCGGCTACTACAACTGCTGCACTGGCTACAAAGCTACCTAAGGCAGGTGGAACCATGACTGGTGCCATTGCTATGGGTACTAGCAAGATCACAGGCTTAGGTACTCCTACGGCTGGCACAGACGCTGCTACAAAAGCCTATGTAGATGGCCCTAGTGGAGCAGGAGCAAAGTTAAACCTTAGCGGTGGCACCATGTCTGGTGTCCTAGCACTGGGTGCCAACAAGATCACAGGTGTAGCTAATCCTACTCAAGCTCAGGATGCGTCTACTAAAAGCTATACAGATACTTTGTTTGGCTCTACGGCTGATGCTGCAACGAGTGCAAGTAATGCTGCAAGTTCTGCTACTGCTGCTTCTAATAGTGCATCAGGTGCGGCTGGTTCAGCCACGGGTGCAGCTAACTCAGCTACAGCAGCCGCAGCTTCTTATGATCAATTTGACGATAGATACCTTGGGGCAAAGAGTTCTAACCCATCTGTAGATAACGATGGTAATAGTCTTATAACTGGCGCACTTTACTTTAACAGTACTGCAAACTCAATGCGAGTCTGGAACGGCTCAAGCTGGCAAGATGCTGGCTCTGCGGTAAACGGAACATCACAACGAGTCGTATACACAGCAACCGCTAATCAGACTACTTTTTCTGTTACCTACGATGCAGGATTTGTGGATGTGTATTTGAACGGAATAAAATTACTTTTAGCTACGGACTTTACAGGTACGTCAGGAACTAATGTAGTTTTAGCTACAGGCGCAACAGTAGGAGACATAGTAGATATAATATCTTATGGCGCATTTAACTTAGCTAATACTTACACACAAGCACAGATAGATAGAAAAATCAGTTTTGAAATAGATGGGGGAGTTGCTAACTCTACCTATCTAACAACTCAATTAGTAGATGGAGGCACAGCGTAATGGCTAGTATCATTCAAATTCGTAGGGACACCGCTTCAGATTGGACGAGCGCAAACCCTACACTAGCTCAGGGTGAACTGGGCTTAGAGACAGACACACTAAAATTAAAAGCAGGTACTGGCACAACCGCTTGGAACTCACTAGGCTATTACACATTAGCCACAGCAGGATTCCTAGCTACTACAGGTGGCGCACTCACAGGAGCCTTAACGACTAACTCTACTATAGATGGTCGTGATGTAGCTGCTGATGGTGTATTGGCTACTAATGCAATGCCTAAAGCAGGTGGAGCATTTACTGGTGCAGTAACGACTAACTCAACCATTGATGGTCGTGATGTAGCTGCTGATGGTGTACTAGCTACCAATGCTTTACCTAAAGCTGGTGGTACTATGTCTGGTGCTATTGATATGGGATCAAACAATATTACTACTACTGGTAAGATTCTATATTCTAATATGTACGCTCAAACTAGTGACCTTCCATCGGCTAGTACATATCACGGAATGTTCGCTCATGTTCATGCCACAGGTAAAGGATACTTTGCTCATGGTGGTGCATGGATAGAACTAGCTAATCAAACATCCCTTGCTACTACTACTACAACAGCAGGAAATGCTAATACTCTTGCAACAGCAGCTTTACCCAAGGCTGGAGGCACAGTCACAGGGCTAGTGAATATGTCTGACCAGATACTACAGCGCACAGTCTTAAAAGATTATGGTGAGACTAAAGTTGCTATGTCGGCTCATGCTGTAGACCTTGAGTTGGGTAACGTATTCACCTACACCCTTTCAGGTGGACAGACAGTAACATTCACTAATCCTCCTGCTTCTGGCACTGCTGGCTCATTTACTATGATCGTCACGAATGGTGGTAGTGCTACGCTCACATGGCCTACGTCAGTCGATTGGCCTGCCGCTACTGCACCAGCACTCACAGCCAGTGGTGTTGATATTTTATTCTTCACAACCTGTGATGCTGGCACGACCTGGTACGGAACTGCTGTATTGGCTATGGGGTAGAGTATGACTATTGAAAGAAAAGTAGGCATGGGTATCGCAGGTCAGCCTAGCGGTTCTGTTGATGTAGCAGAGGTGTTTAGTACATTTCTTTATACAGCAGGTAGCGCAGAGCGTAAAGTGAACGGCATAGATTTAGCTGGTGAAGGGGGGATGGTCTGGACAAAATCTCGTACCAGCACGGGTAACCATAGAATACAAGACACAGTGCGTGGAACAGGTGCAAGTGGTCATTATAAGAATTTAACTCCTAACAGTACATCAGCAGAAGGAACTCAAGGAGGTATTACTACTTTTCATGATAATGGTTACAGTATTGATAATAGCTCAAGTGTTACAGATTGGAATACTGGCAGTAATACCTACGCATCATGGACATTTAGAAAGAAGGAAAAGTTCTTTGATATTGTAACCTACACTGGGAATGGTTCTGGAAGTCGTGGGATAGCACATGGGCTAGATGGGCCTATAGGCATGATTTTTGTTAAACGGACGGATGGGACAGGAAGTTGGGGTGCATGGCATAGAAGTGCTGAAGATTCTGATCCACAACATACTCATGGTTTTTTAAACACTTTAGATGCGTTTGGTGCCTATGGTAGTTTTGATAATGCAGTAAATCAATCTTCCTTAATGACTGACTCTATATTTACAGTAGGTGGCGGCAACACAAATAGCAATGGACACACATACGTAGCCTACCTATTTGCAGACAACTCTTCTGAAGATGCAGAAGAACAAATGATTAAGTGTGGAATCTATACGGGTAATGGCTCCACTACTGGCCCTATAGTTAACTTAGGTTGGGAGCCTCAGTTTTTAATAACAAAAAGGATAGATGCCGACGGAGATTGGAATATATTTGATACCATGAGGGGATTGTCCACTCAGGCAGATAGGTATGTACTTGCAAACACTAATCAAGTAGAGAGTAATTACGAATTTGTAGAGCCAACGTCAACAGGCTTTCAGCTAAAAGCTAGTTCTGCTGAGGTAAATACGGGAAGCGGTCAATATATTTTTATGGCAATTCGTGCGCCTATGATGAAAGAGCCATCTGCGGCTTCTGAGGTGTTTGCTATAGATAATAGAGGCGGTGTTCCTGCTTATGACTCAGGTTTCCCCGTAGATTTCTTTATACAGTACGAAGGGTCGACAGGAGCTAGGCTTACAGGTCGTGCTCGTATGAGAACACATAAAACTGAGGCTGAGATTACTGCTTATTGGAATCTTAAACAGTGGAATAGCAACGTGGGTATAGGTGTAAATCCTGCTGTTACAACTTGGCTATATTCTTGGATGTGGAAACGAGCAAAAGGTTTCATGGATGTGGTTGCTTATACAGGTACGGGTTCTAACCTAACCCTGTCCCACTCATTGGGCGTAGCGCCTGAGATGATGTGGATAAAGAATAGGAGTAATGCGGGTTCAAGCTGGCTTACCTATGTCAAAGACGCTAGAGCAGCAGGTCTGAGCTATGGGTGGTTAGATTTAAGTAATCTCTTTAGTGTCAGCAGTTGGCCTTTAGTAGCAGACCCTACTTCAACGGTGTTTTATGCTCGTGGTGGTGAAGCAGCCAATGGGGCTAGTGGCAATAAATACATAGCTCTTCTTTTTGCCACACTAGCTGGTATCAGTAAAGTTGGCAGCTACACTGGCAACGGCTCTAGCCAGACTAT